TGTTTCTTTTAGGGACTATTCTTTTGTATAAATATAAAGGTAGGTTAACTCCGGCAGAAAAAGAAATACAAAATCGGCAAAAACAGCAATATATATTAGAAAAAATAAAGAATTTTCAAGAAGCTAAAAGACAAGCTTCACAAGATTTAATTAGTGGTTTACCTACATGGGAAAACGATTTTGACTTGATTCATAAAAACAACTTATAATGTAATTTATAAAAAATAGTATTTAAATAATAATGTCTCAAAAATATATAATGTTGGAGGAAAAAGAGAATGACATAAATGATGAAAAAAAATTTGCTGAAAATAGAGATTATTTGGAAGAATTAAATAATTATTATAAAATGAAATTTAATTATGAAAATGAATTTAATAAAGATAAAAATAAAATAATAAAAAATGAGACATTGAGTTGGAAAGAAAAAAGAAAAGAATTTAATGCTCTTAAAAAAAAATGTGTTAATTGTAAACGTCCTGTTGGAACAGTTTTTTCAAATACTTATGATGATAAAAATTTTACACGTGTTTTAAAAGCTGTTTGTGGCGATTTACAAAACCCATGTCCACTTCAATTAATTATCAATAGTGGGTATTTTGATTTAATTACAAATAATATTTTAAAAGATGAAAAAGATATTGAGGATGCAAAAGTTTCTGTAATAAAGGATAAAAATAACTTACTTTTTAATTACATCACTACGGAAGAAGCAATTCAAAATTTTGAACATTTTAAAAATGAAATAAAAGAGATTGCTTCTTCTTTAGAAGTTACAAATGAATTATTTATTAGTGTTACAGATAATCCAGAGAAAATAGAAGCTATTAAAAAGTTACAACTAAATGTTTATAATTTAATAAAGGAAATAAAAGTAACGATAAAAGAATTTAGTGAAACTAATAATACTTTATTAATTCAAGATGCTGTTAGTATTTATGTAAATAGACTTAATCCTAAATTAAATCAGTTAATTTCAATGAAATATATGACAAATCGTGTTGATTTTGACGAAAATGATGCTACTTACCATTTAATTCAAGAAAAAACTAACATACAGTCGCTAGAATATAATTATGGAAAAACAGAAGTTGTGAAATATAATATTGGTTTAGGTGAAAATAAAAGAGAAGCATCTATTTCTGAAATTGGAAAGGCGCTAAAAAAATCAAAAGATAAATCAAATGTAGATATTGGTAATGTCAACACATCAATACAAAACAATCCCGAATTAGAATCTGATAATGATAATGATATTGGTTTTTTCAATCAAAATAATAATGAGGGTGAAATTTTTGGCGAGTCTGAATCACAAGAAGATTAGAGTAAAATATTTATAATATATATTATATCATATACATTATATCATATACATTATAATGGGAAAATGCGAAACTTCAAGAACATCTATTGGCATAAAGATTTTATTATCAGATCTTATTTTACAAATAAATGAAAAAAATGTTGATTTGATAAAAGAAATTCTAAATGACGGTTTTATTTCTGATGAAAATGAACACTATAATGATGCTTATACAGAAATTATTTGGTGTAATGATTTACCTAAAAATTATTTGGAATTTAAAGAATTTTTGGAACAAGAATTTAAGAATAAAGGTTCCTATTTACATGTAAGAAATTCTAATAAAATAGAACCTGATTTAAGAAATGGATGTTTGTTTGAAAGAGAATTATTATTACCTATAAAAAATATACTGAAAACACAAAGATGGGGATATAATAGAGAAGGAAGAAATGGTAATTATCGTCCAATAGATTTTGATTTATCTCTAGATATAGAAAAATACAAAGAAATAGAAAAATATACTATTGTTTTTATTTTAGAACAATGCTATGGTTAAATATACAACAAATAATCAGCATTGCTCTAAGAAAAATTAATAATGAATATCAATAAATATTTAGTGTATTATTAAATATTTATATTTAATATATAAAAATAAATATGTTATTTAAATATATCTCTTTCCCAATATTCTTTGTAAGTTTAGCAATTGGATTATTCTTTGTTTATATTTTAGGTCCTGATAAAAAAACTATTTATATATATCCAAGTCCAGAAAATATAAACAAGATGTTATTTAAAGACAAAGCGGACAACTGTTTTTCTTTTGAACAAGTAGCAGTAGATTGTCCATCGGATCCATCTAAAATAAGTACGATTCCAATTCAAAATTAGGTAATAAATCTTATTTATCTATAATATATAAATGGTCTACTTATCAAAATTTGTCCATAGTAATACCGGAAAAATAATGATGTCTATTTTATTAGGATTTGGTTTAGCAACTTTATTTAGAGCTGTTTGTAAAGGAAAAGATTGTTTAGAATTTCATGCCCCATCTTTAGATGAAATTAATAATAAAATATATAAAATAGATAATAAATGCTATAAATACGTTCCTATAGCATCAAAATGTGATCCTAGCAAAAAAATTGTTGATTTTGTTTAGACTATGGTGTATATCTCATTTACTTATTTTTTACAAACACCACGCTTTATAATTCGTATTTGATTTATATTATATTTATATTTATATTCCTATTCATATTCCAATTCGTAATTATTATAAGCAAAAGCTTCTTTATAATAATTATATGACTGATACAACTAGTATTTTAGATTTACCTATGGATCCTGCAGGGGGAGGAAGTAATATTTCATTAACTGTTAAAGAAAATAGTAGTAGTCAACAAAGTCAAATTCAACAGCAAAATTCATTTTCTTTAGATCAAACAACTATTAATCAAATTGTAAGTGGTCTTCAACAAGCAAGTACAACTGGAGTAACACAGCTTCCTTCTAGAGATATTCCTCAAACTACTTCTTCTGTAGTACAAGATCCACAAATTCAACCTAATTACATTCCTCAACCTGTAAATAAATCAGATTACATTAAAGATTATGAATCCAATGAAGATATTATTCATAATTACAATAAATCCAATCAAAACAATAATTCATTAGATGAAATGTACAATGAAATACAAATTCCTTTATTATTATCCGTTTTGTATTTCTTATTTCAATTACCTATTTTCAAAAAAACATTATTTCATTATTTACCCGTTATTTTTTCCAAAGATGGAAATTATAATATAAATGGATTTATTTTTACAAGTTGTTTATTTGGTCTTTTGTATTATATTTTACATAAAATTATCTTTCATTTTAACGTTTTTTAGAGAAATGCTTATTTAATTATATTCATAAATTTATATGATTTTCCACATTATACATGTAAATATTGGTTTATCATACTAGTAATATCAAATGGCAAAGATATTTGCTGTAACATATAATATTCTTGACAATTGTGTGGATAATATACATGATATACATTTAAATTACCAGTATAAGAATAACGAAATTTATGACTTAAATGTCTATTCTCTCCAAATCCATCGATTCCAATGTATTCTAAAATCATGTTATTATTTGATATTATTTTATCTATTACAATAAATATTTTGTTTATATCGGTCGATTGTAAATCCAACATTCGTATCATATTTATACTTATATAAAAACAATTCTTTATACCTTTGACTTTGACTAATATTTATGTTAGGTCTTAATTCATTTCAAGGATGTAATTCCACTTTTATAAAAAATGAAGCAAAATCAATTCAAAATCAATCTATAATTTATTTTTTTGAATAAAACATGAAATAATTTTTATGTATTTCATGTTTTATGTTACACTTTAGAAAAGTAATTGGGTTTTACATTAGCTGGGAATCGAACCCAGGACATCTGCTTGGAAGGCAGAGAGTTTACCACTAGCCTACTAATGTCTTAATGGTGTTTGTTTGTCTACACCAATTATATAAATTAATATTTCTTTAAGTAGTTTTTTATATAATATATATTATTTTATAATTTATGTTTTACAAAAAATAAAACAATTCCAAGTTTTTGATCCACTTTTTCTAAAATTGGATTTTCTAAAAATGTAAAAGAATAAAAAATTGAAATGAATTTTAGAATACTTACAATATTAAATAACTTTTCAGATAAACTAACTAAATAATAAAAGATGACTTCTATCAATAATTATTCTAGAATAAATGTCGACAATAAACAACAAGAAGAATCTATTGGACTATTCAGTTCCAATTATTTTGTAATGGAACAATCTAGACTCTTTGATAGAAATGGCGATTATCAAAATATGATAGACTACTTACTAGTATGTATTGAAGCAGGTTCTGTAGATGCTATGTTTCATCTTGCTAATTATTATGACGAGATTGAAGATTATGATAATATGCTTCGTTATTATGAAAAAGCAGCAGAATATGATGATGTAGATTCTATTTATAATCTAGGTCATTATTATTCCACACAAAAAGATACACATAATATGTTGAAATGGTATTTAAGAGGTGAAGAGCTCAATGATATTGATTGTATTTGTGAGTTAGCCAAATATTATGAAAGCATTGGGTTTGATGAAAATGTTAATGAATATTATTTAAAAGCGGTAAATTTAAAGTATATTAAACCTTATTATTTATATGGATTATTTTTAAGTAAAAAGAAAAAACAATTACAAATGTCTAAAATGTATATTTCAGGCATTGAACTCTATAAATCAGGTAATTATTTAAAAAATACTCGAAGTAAAATCATAAACACCGATAATAGTGAAAATTATGTATGTAAAATGGCAGACTCACTTGGTATATATTTTGACGGTCTAATTAACCTAGAAGAAAATTGTATTAAATATTATTTAATAGCAATTGAATTGGGTTCTACTGGCGCAATGTTTAACTTGGGACATTATTATTTGGAAAATGATGATTTGGAGAATATGTTTAAGTATTATTTAATGGGAATAGAAAAAGGAGATGTTGACTGTATGTTTGAATTATCTATTTATTACCAGGATAATCGCGATAAAGAAAATATGAAAAAATATTATTTAATGGCATTGGAAAATAACGAAAAAGGTAAGACCACAAAGTCTTTAGTAAATGACGGAGAAAAAGATTTTAATTTATTTATGGTGAAAGAAATACTAGAATCTGTAGTTTCCGAAAATAATATTCCACCAGCATATGTTTTGAATAAATTGAAAAAAATAAATTCTAAAAAAGATATTATGATTTTTGAAAACAAGAGGAAATTATTTACTAGTTTGAATCATTTTGTAGAATGTGGAATTTGTTATGAAACTGCTATAAATATAGTTTTGAATTGTGGCCATTGCGTTTGTACTACTTGTTATCCTCACTTATATAAAAAAGTTTGCCCATTTTGTAGATTGTAGATTGTAGATTTTTATAAAATTAATTAATTTAACTAAATTTTTTTCCAAAAACTTAATTCTAATACAATTCATTATTTTTTCGTGTTTTGTTTTTCCAACTTTTAAACTTGAATGATTTATTTTCTTTTCTAGTTGTTTTATTCATATTTAAATTATTAAAGTTATTTTTTTTGTTGAAATGTTTTTTCTTGGAATACGAGTGTTTGTCATCTATTTTTTTTGATAAAATATTATTTTTGGTTACATTTCTAGAACCAGGTCGATAATTTAAAAACCATTCATCAAATTCTCTTGTTCCTCTTTTATCTTTTAACTCTTTGAATTTTTTCGCTTTTTCTGCTCTCATTTCTTCCACTGATTCTTGATGTCCATAACAAATAATACTGAATCTTCTTAAAAGTCCTTTTTGTTCTAAACGATTTTTTTGTTGAACATCAAACAAAAATTTGGCCATACATAAGATTCTCTCATTATCATAATATGGTTTATTGGCATATAAAAAAGCAAAATAAAAACTTAACATTGTATCTATGGTTGCTATCTTTATTTTCTTTCCATTTTCTACTATAACATTATAACTATGACATCCAATTGGTTTGTAAATAAAAGCAACTGTATCTTTTCCTATTTGTATTTCATAATGAAGCGGTATAACTTCACCTATTGCTTCTCTCTTGATTATTTTGATATTTTTGGTTCCTTCTTCTTGTAATCGTTCTTTTAAATTATCCGCGGTTCTTTTTGGATCTCTAGACAAAACATCAAAGTCAGCATACTTTTCTACTTTTTTACGGATATTTTCAGGCATATATTTACTATATTCACTTATGGCATATCCTCCGAAAAACACACAATCTTCATGAATAAACGTATTTCTAACAATTTCAAATACTTTTTCGGATTTTAGACTTCCATCTTCCACCATTTTTCTCTGGAAATCTACATCATTGCATTTAATATTTGTTAAAGGATAGTATTTATTAATAAGTGTAAGGCGTTTTAAAACTTTTTCCCATCTACTTGTATCTCCACTTGGTCTACTTAATTCTAAAAACATCGACATTCTTAGAAAATTCGGATCTGTATAAAGAATTCCATTCACTTTTACTGCTTTTTTCTTGATTGCGTTGAATAAATGTTTATTCATTAAAGTAATATCAGCAACTCCAATAAAATTTACAAATACTTTACTTGTACCATAATGTTGACCTGCTCGTGCTTCTACTTCTCTATATCCATGCTTATAAAAAATATCGGCAAGCTCTTTAGCATCTTCAACTGCATTTGGAGAGAACATGTCATAATCTGGCAAATCTATATCTTCATTATAAATTTTATCTTCACTAGGAAGAAGCGCATTAATACTTATACCTCCATAACATACTAATTTTTTCGTTTTTATGAAATCCTCTACTATTTTAAATATTTCTTTAATTTCTGGTGAATTCACAGCTCTTCTCGATATCTTTTCTTTTGCTTGATCTACTTGCATTCGTAAAATTGCTAATTCACATTCATTGTAACTCATTTTATTATCACAAACTTTTTTAGAATGAATATCTGTCATATAATATCAGGATAAAATATATTCATTTCATCCTGATATTTTTATTTATTATATTTTGAAAAATATCAAAAAATAAAAATATTATAAGGTAGACGTTGGTGTATGTTCATAACCATAATGTCCATGCGAATTATTTTCAGCTGCCCATAAGTTATTAAAATTCTGTTCCATTTTTTGACAAATAGGAGAAGTATTTTTATATCCTAGCATAGTTTTTGGACAACATTTTTGGTATCTAGTATGTAATTCTTTTATATCTTTAATTACATCTACATTCATATTACTACAATCGACTTTATTCGCAAAAGCATATGGTGATGGTGATGTGAATGGATTAGTTACTCCACCGTATTTTTTTTTATTAGTCATTCTTTTATAATTCATACTTTTATAACTCATACTTTTTTTACTTCCTCTAAATTTTCTTTTGTTATGTGTTTTTGTTTTTGTTTTTCTTAATTTTAACTTTTTACTATTTCTATGTTTCATATATATTTAAATAACATTTTATTTATAATTTAAGTATAAAGCATAAATAAAGTTTTGTATTAAAAATAATTCAAAGAGTTATATATTAACATTTTAGAGTTTAATGTCTTTTTATGGTTATGATTTTACAGAAAGAAACTCTGGTGGTTTAGGAGCAATTATTCATGATGTTATGCTAGCAAATCAATATTGTGAACAAAATAATTTAATTTTTGCTTTTACTAGAGAAGGTTATGATATTCCTAGATTAAATGGTTCTATAGATGATGTTCCGGAAAAAGAAAATAAATATTGGCACTCTTATTTTATGTCTTTTTCTATTGTTGATAAAAAAGACTGTATTGGAGTTTGGCCTAACTATTTACCAAATACAAATGTATTTAAATGGGATATTCAATCTTTTTCTCACTTTTTAAAAAATAAAATTTGTATTTTTCAACCGGAAGTATACAATGATATACTAAAATTAGTTAATGACTCTCCTTTTAATAAAAAAACAGATATTGTCTTACATATTCGTAGAACAGATAAATGTAGTGAAACTGGAAAATTTCTTCCTATTCAAACTTATATATATGAATGTGAGAATGCTTTGAATGAATTATCTAATGAAAAAAATAGAATATATATATGTACTGATGATCAAGATGTTTGTTTAGAAATAAAAAATTATTTTAATTTAAAAAATATAGATGTAGTTTGGGATGAACGTGAACCTAATATCCCAATACAAGAGATAAGATGGCGAGGTAAATTAAACAAAAGTATTGCTCAAAAAGAAACAATGAATGCATTTAAAAATATTTTTATAATGAAGTCATCAAAATATTTAATTGGTTGTAGAATGTCATACTTTTTTCGTATTGCTGAATTACTTGGTTATCCAAATAAGTGTGTGAATTTACAAGATAATGATTTATTTGGAATTGCGCAATATTCTTCAGTAGATTATCATATTCGTCCATTTAAAAAAAATGCTTTTCGCAATTTTATTAACGAAAATAGGAATAATTCCGAAATTATTCAAAAGTATAGTCAAGAATACCAGAAAATAGGAATTGTTACTATTCCTGATTTTATATCTTTAGATCTATTATTAAGTATAAAACACGACATTGAAAACTATCCATGGTGGTCTTATGCTATATTACCTTATGAAAATGAATGGAGTGTTAAATACAAACAAGAATTTAATTTTGAAAATACTAAAGAATGTTTGAATAGTCTAGAAAACAAAAAATTTTCTTATAGATTTAGAAGATGTTTAGGTAATCACTATGATACATGCGTTTGTGTTTCGTGTAAATTAAATGATACAGTAAGTAGTTTTCATGTAACTGATTATTTAAGTAAAATAGTTGGATGTAAACATTTGATTCCAAGAGAAATATTTTTAAGTAATTATAGTAAGGATGACTTTTTATCTATACATCATGATGTTAAAAAAGGAGATATATCAGTAACTTTTTCATTAACATATGACTGGTATCCAGCTTATGGTGGTATATTACATTTTTGCGATGAAGAAAAAAAAAATATTTACAAGAGTATTGTACCTTGTTTAGGTTCAGTAAATATTTTTAAATTAGATCCTGAAAATGGAATCAATCATTTTGTTTCATGTATTAACGTAAATAAAAATAGATATACATTAACAGCATGGTATGACATAAGAAATGATTGATTATTCTAAATTTCAAAACTATAATAGTCTTTACTAAATTGGCGAGTAGCATAAGATAAAGCTTCTTGTTGCGGTGTTGGCATTGGATTTGTGACTGGAACAAATCTTAAACGTTCTGGTTTTAGAACGAAAGCATATCCAGCATTGTCAAAAAAAGCAGTATTTTCTTCTAAATAATTATCAATAAATTCATATCTCATAGCAATCATTTGACATCCTGCTTCTCTAATTACCATAGCACTTGGATTTTCTGGATTAATTCCTTTATCTGGAAAAGCAATCGTCATAGATTTTTTATTATATTCAATTAATTCACTCAAGTCTGGCGTGAATTTGACGTCATAATAAGGAAGAGCACGCATAAATATTGAATCACTTGCCATATTTACATATTCCAGAAAATTTTGGTTTTCTTGAAAAGTTGTATTGATTCTGTCTACAATTAATACTATTTTTCCGGATAATTGTAATAAAGGTGTTAATCCTAAATTCAAACCTTGGTTTTCATAACTGAAATTTTTACCTAAAAAGTATGTGTCGTTGGCTTCAAATAAATTCGCCATATAAGTGTATATTTTCTGATTATTACTTTTGATTCTAAGATGAAGAATAATTGGATCTTCGGAATTTGGAGCTGTACTTCCCGAAAAAGCATAATTAATAATTGTTTCTAATGCTTCATCAAAATCCACATAATTAAACGTTTCTTTTATATAATAACTAGGATCAGTTGAAGTAGAAACCACTGGTTTATCATTAATAGAATAAATTTCAAAATCAAGACCTCTTACTCCTTGTTTAATTACATTTTTCAAAGCACAAATAGAAACAAAATCATTTTTATAACTTCCACCACTACAGCAATTATATGCTGTTTTAATATAATAATCAAGTAAATTATATTTACAAGCATTATCGTTTGGATTCAAGGAATGAAGATGACCATCCATAGTACCATAGATTTTAGTTAAAAAATTACATTCTCTCGAATTTAGACTCTTAATATAGAAAATATACACGACAATAAGAATGATAATAATAAAAATAATTATATAAATAAACCCTATTACAAAAGATTCATCTAGATTAGACATTATTTTCATAAAATTATGTCCTGGATTTGTTGATTGATCCATTGTACTTATTATAATATAATAATTTTTTAAAATAATGGGTTTTTATAAAATATTTATAGTTGTTTTTTATAAAATATTTATAGTTGTTTTATAAAAAATACTTGTTTTTAAAATTAGTTAAATAATAAATATATATTATAACAGAAGAAATGCCTGGAGGTCTTTTAAATTTATCATCTCAAGGACAACAAAGTATTATTCTAAATGGAAACCCGTCGAAAACTTTTTATAAAGCCACCTATGCAAAATACACTAATTTTGGTTTACAGAAATTTAGGGTCGATTTTGAAGGAGCAAAAACACTTCGTCTTACAGAAGAGTCTACTTTTACTTTTAAAATACCACGTTATGCTGATTTATTAATGGATTGTTATTTATCTTTTGAATTACCTAATATTTGGTCTCCTATTTTTCCTCCTTCAGTAAATCAAGATTCTATTGTAAATTCACAAGTAATTAGTACTCAATGGGTTCCTTATGAATTTAAATGGATCGAAAATATTGGTGCTAAAATGATTAGTAAAATCACGATTAATTGCGGTAACCAAAAACTCCAGGAATTTTCAGGTGATTATTTACTTGCTGCAGTTCAACGTGATTATAATGCCGAAAAACTTGCTCTTTTCAATGAAATGATTGGAAATGTTCCTGAAATAAATGACCCAGCAAATTCTGGTAGTCGTGTGAATTCTTATCCAAATGCTTTTTATACTCCCGAACAAGTAGGTGTAGAACCTTCTATTCGTGGAAGAATATTGTATGTGCCATTAAATGCTTGGTTTAATTTAAAATCTCAAATGGCGTTTCCTTTAGTAGCATTACAATATAATGAATTACAAATTACCGTTACAATTCGTCCAATTAATCAATTATTTCAAATACGTGATGTTTTAGATATTGCAAATAATTATCCTTATGTTGCTCCAAATTTCAATTTGTATTACCAGCAATTTTATCGTTTTTTACAACCTCCACCTGATATTTCTATTGGTGTTAATTCTTATTTAGATACTCGAACTTTATGGAATTCGGACATTAATTTGAACTGTACTTATTGTTTTTTATCAAATGATGAATCCAAACTTTTTGCTATGAATGAACAAAAATATCTTTTTAAACAAATACATGAAAATACTTATTATAATATGACCGGTTCCAATAAAATACAATTAGATTCCCTTGGATTAGTTAGTAGTTGGTTATTTTATTTTCAAAGAAGCGATGCTAACTTACGAAATGAATGGTCGAATTATACCAATTGGCCTTATAATTATCTTCCAAATGATTTGATTCAAGCACCTACTAA